TTGTAAAGGACTACGTGCAAGTAAACTTGACGCTTGAGGCGGGCGCCCCGCGCAACCCGAGCACAAGTGTGACTTTTTTGCCGCTCGCTATGACGCTAACGGAGCCCAGCGAGTCCCAAGACGGCGACGTAGGCCCCCTAGCGGTCGAGCTCGGCGCCGTTGCTAATGAGGTGCAGGACCAACTCGATCTAATCACCCCCGCAAACGCTTTCACTCCCGTGGAGCTTATTTATCGTAAATATTACAGCGGAGATTTAGCGGGCCCTAAAAAAGTGCTCTATCTCAGTATTAGCAACTTGGCATTCAAGGGCTACACGGCGGTGGGCTTTTCTGGTGAAGACGTGGACCTTGTGAATAAATCCAGCGGGGAGATTTACACCACCGAGCGATTCCCGGGGCTTAGGGACATATGATAACACCCGAGGCATATTTGGGCATACCGTGGGTTAAAGGCGGCAACACTCGCGTAGGCGTGGATTGCTGGGGCCTTACGGTTATGGGCTTGAGAGAAATGTACGGCGTGAAGCTAAAAATATACGAGGGCTCGAAAGCCGACGGCCGGGACCTCGCTAATATTATAACCCAAGAGACCGCGGGGCAGGATTTTACCAAAATATCGCGGCCAAAGGGCGGGGACATAGTCACAATGTCGGACGAGTTCCCCTCACATATAGGGCTATGCGTTGGCGCCGGGCATATTTTGCACACCATGGAAGGCCGGGGGGTGGACATAACCCCTATTCGCGCGTTAGAACGGATATTTAGGAAAGTGGAATTTTATAGATATGTCGGCGATAATAACAGTAGTAAATGACCCCGAGGGCATTAATGAGATAACCCCGCACGAAGTCGAGGCGGGCAAGCCTTTGCTTGAGTGGTGTATAGAGGAGTACGGCCCTAACGGCTTCCCGGTGCCCACCATGGCCATAACTGCCGACGGTGTGATAATTGACCTTAACGAGCACGGGATTGACGGCAAGCCCCTCGAGGACGGCGAGTCGGTCATTCTTGTGCATCGCCCTCAAGGGCTAGACCCCCTTACTATTTTTCTTATCGCTTTCGTGGTGGGGTCCGTTGCTGCAATTTTATTGGTGCCTGGCATCCCGACGCTCGAGCAACCCGAATTTAGCCAGCCGACCGAGTCGCCAAATAACAAGCTCTCGGGGCAGGTCAATATAGCGCGGCCTTTGCAGCGTATACCCGACGTATATGGTAAGAATAGGGTTTACCCGGATTTGATAGCCAAGTCGTATTTTGAATTTATTAACCATATTAAATACGTAACTGAGTTTATTTGTGTTGGGCGCGGCGAGTATCTCGTGGAAGACCTCAAGAGTAGCAATACGTTGGTATCGGACATTGAGGGGTCAACGGCAACCGTGTTCGGCCCCAGTGCAGGCCCTGCGGTGGTGCTTGACGTAACGGCGTCTAACGAGGTCGACGGGCAAGAGCTTGCGGCGCCAAATGACGCGGCGTTTTTCTCTATCGACGGACTATTTATTGAAGAGTTTACAGGCAGCAACATGATAAGTGATGACGGCGCTATGGAAGAGTTCACGTCATTAAGCGCTGGGGACACTTTTACAATAGCCAACTCCACCAGCAATAATGGCGTTTTTACTTTTCAAGGTCTTGACCGCGACTCCGAGGAGCAAGGCGAGCCTGAAATATTCACCGTGTCCGTAAGCGAAACATTCACCACCGACTTAACGGGGGACACGGTGAATATTTCATCTTCGTCTTCAAAAGCTACGGAGTACGGGCCTTTTACGGTTCCGGGGGGACAAGAATTCATATGGTGTGACATACAGTGCCCTCGCGGCTTGCAAGAGATAGACGGCAGCGCCAAGTCGCTAATTAAAGTCGACTTCGAGCTCGATATTCAAGAGATTGACGGCGGCGGGTCGCCGATTGGCTCCGTTGACACGCGGGCTTTTTCAGCACAAGGCAACACGCAAGACCCTCGTTTCTTCACATTTAAATTCGTGCCTAACGCTTTGACGACCGGTGTGGGGTACGAGGCAACCGTGCGGCGCTTGACTAATACCAACAACTCGTCGACGGTGCAAACCTTCGATCTGACTAAGTGGACGCGCTTGGCCGGTGTGGAAGACATTAGCGAGGCAGACTACGGCGATGTCACCACCATATATTTAACCACGAAGGCGACCGAGCAAGCCACCAGTATACAGGCCCGTAAATTTAATGCAGTTGTGACCCGCAAGCTTAACGCGCTCAAGTCCGACGGCACGCTCGAGGTCGCCAAAACCGCCACGGCTAAAACCAGCGACGCGGTTATGCACATTCTTACTGATTCGGCCATGGGTAATAAGCCTATAACGAGCATAGACGGCGCGGGGCTTTGGACTTTGCAGGATAGTGTCGAGGGTGATCTTATCTATGGCGATTTGCTTGGGAGGTTTTGTTACACCTTTAGCAATAGCAACACCCCCGTAGCGGACGAGCGTAACGCCGCGCTAAACGCCGCCCGCATGTTCCCCTACTCCGACGGCTCGACCCAGCGTTTCGGGCGCAGTGAGGCGAAGCCCTTCGCGCAGACGCTTTTTAATATGCGTAACAAAGCCCCGGGCAGTGAGACCAAAAATATAAGGCTCCAAAAACAGGGCGACTTTGATGGCGTCGAGATATCGTGGACCGACGAGATCACCGGCGAGCCTTCTACGATCTTATTTCCTGAGCCGAGCGGCGGGACTCGCAACAAGCGAATCGATGGCGCGGGCATTAAAAATTATGAGCAAGCGTGGAACCGCGGAAAAATAGAGTTTTTGCGCCTACAGTTACAGCGCACCACCGTCGAGAATGAAGTAACTAAAGCGGGGCTCTTGATAGTACCTGGGGCCAAGGTCCAAAATGTCGACGGCACGAACGTAACGGCGCAAAATGGCGAGATTTTAGCGGTCTCCGGCAGCGTAATAACAACGAATAATCTTATTGATTTCGGGGCGGAGCCGAGCGGCTTTGTGGTGCTTACCGACGAGGAGGGCGCCACTAGCATACCGCAGGCGTGTACCGCAGGGCCCAACAACAAAAGCTTAACTTTGACGGGCGCCGCACCTTTTGCTATAGTCACCCGAAGCGCGGACGACGTGCAGGTCGGAACTATTTACAGCTTCATACCAGGCGACACGACCAAGCACGAAGCGAACGACTACATTGTGGCCGAGGTCCAGCCGGGCGCGGATAACTATGTAGGTTTAACACTTGTAAATTATGACGCGGCCATATACGGCCCGGATAATGAGACGCCTACCACACTTTAAGGAGCGAATTAAATGGCCGAGATTCCAGTAGAAGACATAGACCGCGCAACCGCTAACGTTATCGACGTAAGCGAGTGGGCCGAGGGCGACGAAACGCATACGCAGACGTTCGAGAGTGGGCGCCAAGTGGACAGCCCCGCCAAACTCATAGCCGACGCGCACTTATTTAAGTCCGTTGTGGTTTATAGCGCCGCGGTAACTTATACCGACGCCACGGTCCCGGTGGTCGAGGCGGGCGTCACATATGCGCCGGTAATCTCCGCGCTACCTATAGGTCCCGAGGCCTTTAACGCGGCTAATTGGTACGTGCTGCAAGGCTATATCCCGAATAGTGGCGCCGATCTAGTTACGGGCGACGGAGACATCGAGAGTGGCGAAGCTACTATTCAATCCGGCAAGGCGGTAAAAGCCTCCACACCAGTGGACTATGGGGTGGTCCAGGCAGGCGTCGGAATCCTACAAGGCTCCGATACCGCGGATAATACGAACCTAGCTAATAACGCATTTTTTGACGGCGTGGATTGGCGCTACATTGTATCGGATACGGCCTCCCGCATTCAGCAAGTGGGCGGCGCTTATAAGTTTCAAACGGCCATAGCGGGCGTTGCGGGTAATGTAGTCACATGGGTCGACGTGCAAACACTAGCCGCCTCGGGCGATGTAGATTTTTTTGGTGGCGACATTTTAAATGGGGGGGTCGTTAACTCGTCGAGTATAGTTTCTAGTGGTGCGATATCTGGTGTCGCGGGAATTTTTACCGGCGATACGGTGGTCTCCAAGAATAACCCGGTTTTCTCGCTCGATGACACTGTCAACCCCACCATGAACCTTATTAAAAATATTGACGGGCAGTTTATTTACTCCGCAGATGACGGCAGCACTCTCGCCGGGTCAAACCATCGGTGGTTTATTGATGGCGTTGAATTTCTACAGCTCCAAAGTACGGGGACCCTAATACCCGGCGCAGACGGGACTCAAGATTTTGGCAACGCGTCGTTTAGGTGGCAAGATATTTGGGCAACGAATAATGTTATTCAAACGTCGGATATAAACTTGAAAACAAAGCTCGAAATGATAGGGGGCCTTAAAAAACAACGTGAAGCATTTCTTGCGGTTGCCGCGGTTATCGGTCGTTTTAAATGGCTTGACGCTATCGAAGAAAAAGGCGAAGAAAAAGCGCGTTGGCATTACGGCGTGGGCGCTCAGACGGCTATCACTGCGTGGGATGGCGTCATGGGCGAGGGGGACGCTTTTAACCAGTCCTGGGCCCATAAAGACCGCATAGTCCCAACGAAAGACGGGTTTATCGACGACGAGATACAAGATGTCGAGATTGTCGAGGGCGTGGAGCCTTACATACTTATAAAAGACGGCAAAGCCGTGCAGCTAGAGCGGGCCATAAAAAGAGAAATCCCGCTATTTGATGAGTACCCGGTAACCCATTCAAATGGCAAGCCCGTCATGATACCCGCGGTTATGGGCGAAGACGAGGGCGGCGAACCTGTCGAGGTAGCTCCGGCGGCCCAAAAGGTCCACCTCGAGCCCCGCATGGTTGCTATTAGGGCCCCCGCGCGCGTCCCCGACGAGGAGAAGGCCTTCGACCGCTACGGGGTGAAGTATACCGAGTTGCTTACCGGCATTGTGGGAGCGCTGGTAAATGCTTGAGTGGGGCCCCTTTATAGTCAAATGGCGAGAGAAGGGCCCCTTTAAGGCGCTGGGCTTGCACCACGCAGCCCCTACGGTTGCCTCGGTGCTCGTCGTCGGGTATTTACCCTTGTGGCTATCAGGCAACGTTTACGTGGCCATAGCGGGCGCCTCATTCGCTTGGGGCGCTTGGTCTTGCTGGTATTTCTTTAAAGAGCACCGCGAGAACGGCCACAAGTTTGAAATTTTCGATTCTCTCTCGCCGTTATTATTTGGCGGGCTCGCTGTATGGGCGCTTATCATAGAAAGGCTTATCTAATGTCACTCACTACATCATTCACCCAAGATTTTTTATTAAATGTTGCTCGAGGCCTAGTCCCCGGCCACCGCCTAATAACTAAATTCGCGGAGCAATTAATAGTAGCCGTTACCGAGTTCGATTTATGGGACCTAGCAGCTAACAACCTCCAATATTTAGACGCGGCGGAAAATATCGACTTTGTGTCTACCTCCGCCGATGACACCGCGCTCGGAACGGGGCTACGCACGTTTAGGGTCCACGGTAACGCGGACGACGGGACATACCAAACGGAGATTATCGCGACTAACGGGCTTGTTATTGTGCCCTCCGTTTTGGCATATCGCCGTATATGGCGGCTCGAGTGCTTAACCTACGGCTCGGGCGGCAACACCGCGGGGAATTTAACGGGTAAAGAC